ACGCCTCTGAACTCATCCAAGCAAATATCGGACTCACGACAGACAACTGCTTGACAAATGACTCATGGTTGAATTTCATGCCGTTGAGTTTCTCACCATCATTGAACCTAATATTCTGGATTGGCCTAACGGCATCGGACCTTGACGCCACCAAACCAGGGTTTAGTTGCAGCTCATTGCAAATCGCCACATCATCCAGCAGCACCCGGTAGCTGCTGGGCGTCAAAACAATATCGTCATTGGCTATCACCACAGCATCATGCCCGTCACTGAGTGCTTTGCGGATAACTGCGTTGTAATCATCACCAAAGTTGCTGGCATCACCAAACAGCAATGTGCAGTCGTAGCCATCAATCACCCTCTCTGGCCCCTTCAGATACACCTGGACATCAGGCGCGTACTGCCTGATGCTCTCCAATAGCACGGGTAAACCCCTGCCGTGGACGGTGCTGATGACAATGGGAGGGTTCATTCCAGCTCGGTGTCCACTTCCTCGTCTTCAACAATCCAGGCATCGCAGGTTCTGCTGCTTGCACACTTGAAATCAAATATCTCGCAGTACCCCAAGTCACCAGCCTCAATCACTGCCCAGGGGTCACCCTCATCACCAATTCCCTCGGCAATACAGGATTCAATCTCATCGCTTTGGTTAAACGCAGAGCAATTACCGCAACGGCTCTGCTTGGCGTCCTTGGCGCTGACATCCCATTTCTCTGCCTTACGCATCCAGAACTCGGTGTTGGGTAGCTTTGGATTCTCAGGACCGTATGCCGCCTTGGTAATCGCTTTCTCACGGTTCTTTAAATTCAGCGTCACATCCTGAGTTGCCTCTGGACAACTATCACCAGGCTCCTTACCGCCCATGATAATCATCACGGCGTGTTTCATTTCTTTGGGTACGGTTCTCATTTCATGCCCCTCTTCATTTTCTGTGCCTCGGACATAGCAATGGCAACGGCCTGGTCACGGGTCTTGACCTTCTGACCGGAACTGCTCATCAGCTTCTTGTCCTTGTACTCGCCCATTACCTTTGCAATTTTCTTGGTTGCTGCTGTAAATTTCATGCTGCCCTCGTTAAATTACGTCTAATCCCCTGCCCCCACTTAGTACCACCAAAACTACCATACATCGCAGTTCCCGCATCGCTGGCAAAGGTCAAGCAGAATGCGTCTGCTTTATCGGGTGACGCCAGGCCACGCTTGCGAATCTCGTCTTTACCCTCAATCTGAATCTTCCCAGAACTGGTGAAGAAGTACCGCACTGTCGCCAGTTCAGCAATCAGACTCTCATCCTTGGGAATCTTGCAATCCCGCTTCTCCAACCAAGCCTTAGCCTTGTGCCACAGCTCAGCCTTCAGATTCCGATACGTACTCCCCAATGCCGGGGATTCTGCCACATTGATGCCAATGGCTGGTAACTTTAATTCACGCAGCCTGTCCACCACCCCAGCCCCCAACCCAATGCTGTCCACCATGATCTCATGGGGGCGCTGGCTTGGCTGCAGCGCCGAGTACTCAGCCATAACAGCACCAGTGAGCTGCATCAAATCCAGATTCTTCCAGGTCTTGATCTCAGTTATCACATTCCCCTGACGCTTGCACAAGGCTGATCTGTCACTCCCAAACCGCGCAACGTCCAGCCCCCACACCACACTGGCAATGGAACTCATGGCAACATCCCTGTTGATAGCCGCCTCCAGCAGTTCCATTGGTATCACGGTGTCGTCATCGCTGCGCGGAAACTCACCCAGCACCCGTATGCGGTAGGCATTGGACTCCTCGCCATACCTGGCCTTCATCTCCTCCATGTAGGCGTCACTCACCCTTGGGCTGTCGGCGCAGCTCACCTTCATGGTCACCCAGTCATCCTTCAGGCGGTTGTGCGTATCAAAGAAGAAACCGCTGCTGCGTACCGGATTACCTAGTAACAAAGTTACAGCCTTGTGGCCCGACATTGAACCTGCCGCCGCCTCAAACACCTGCTCAGGGATACCGCTGGCCTCGTCAGCCACCAGCATCACATTCTCACTGTGTACCCCCTGCAGCGCCTCGGGCTGCTCTGCGCGTGATGTCCTGGCGCTGACAAACGCCTCGGTGGGTGCCTCCTTCACTTCAATGCGGTCCTGCTTCACCTCCAGCTGCTCCTGCAGTGTCGGTGGCAGCGCCTTGACCCACCGCTTCAACTCAGCAAACAAGGCGTCATACAGCTGGCTGCTGGTAGGGGCGGTAACCACAATCTTCACCGGAAACCGCAACAGCAAATACCAGATGATGGCCCAGGACGCCGCCGTGCTCTTGCCTACACCATGCCCTGACCTGACACTGATGCGCCTGTTGTTTGCTGCAATGTGTCCGAGGAACTCCTCCTGCCAAAGGTCAGGCTTAACGCCAAGCACTTCCTTGACAAACAGCACTGGGTTGCTTTTGTACAGCTTGGCAAAGGCGAGGAACGGGTTAGCGTCAGTCATATTTCACATTATGCATTTTTTTATTTTTTTTTGGGAAATGGGTTGCGTTAGGCGGGTGGCGGGGGGGGCTTGGCGTTTTGTGTGTGACGGGTGGCGGGTGGCGTTTTGTGTGTGGCGTTTTGTGTGTGGCGTTTTGTTCATTCGCTAGGTGTTTGGCTCTGCAACTGTCGCCCCCCGCCAAGCGCCGGGACGGGGGGGGTCGGCGCGGCTGGCGGCTGGGAGCAGCGCCAGGCGCCCCGCAACTGCGCTCGAGCGCCTGTCGGCAGGCACCTGGCTGCGCTGCCACCAAAAGCGTACAAAGTTGCAGTTATGCACCGAATGCTTAACACAACGACCATTATGTTAACAAGCAAATGGCTTATCCACAGCCTATACAAGCGTTTTCGTCAAAAGATGTAGTTATCCACAGGGCACTGTCATCAAGAGGGTGTTTTGCCTGTGGATAAGTCCTCGACCACCTCAAGCTGGCGCAGTGCGTCCAGGCGCAGGTTGCCGATGTTGATGCTGACCGCGGCCTGTTTCGCGCCGTACGTCTTGGCGTCCCAGCGCTCCGCCAGCCACTGGCGCGTCCTGATGCGGTGCATCGGCTTGCTCGGGTTGTCGTCTTCAATTGCATCAGCAATATCCAATGTCTGAGCTGCGAGGAAACTTGCCGCCTCCACCCGCGCGCGCGTAATTATAGGCTCGTAATCGTTTTCGTCTATCCACTTGTCCAATCCACGCCTTCCGATGCCCAACTCACGGCAGATGTCGGCCTTGGACTTGCCAACCTCAAACATAGACAGGACGATCTCGCTGTCAATGTCCTCCAATAGCGAAACGTCTTGTCGTACTTTCGGGTTCCCTGGCATCAGAACGCTCCACAATCGTTTTAACCTACACCAAGCACCCCAAGGCTCACATTGCCCTTGCAGCGCCACCTGAGTCCATTTTAGCGGCTTGCTGGAGCCTTCATCATTGCTGCGTGTTGGAAGTTGAACAGAGGGTTGCTCAACTCACCAGTCAGGTCAATGTCGCAATCCGGAAGGTCATCAAAGCCTGTGACACCACCACCAGGTGCAATCCTGGTCATCTTTGTACCTGGCATTAACGCTTTGGCTTTCATAATATCCTTGATCACTTCCGATTCTAATAATAACTCTAACTCTTCCATCGACCAAATATGCCTGTTGCTTAACTCGGGCCGGAACTGTTGATAATATACAGCGTCATTATGAGTTTGCACCACCACCATAATACTCTTGTCTTGCATCACCCATTCAACCGCATTGATATCAGGTTTCTCCTCAATATTATTATCAATTGCCCAGGCGTCAAGAACACCGTAGCCTTTAATCATTCCTTGTACAGCCTTCTCCATCTTCTCGATGTCCCTGTCCCGCTGGGCATTGAACACTCGCTCCAGCTGCTGATGCAACTTCACCCGCAAGTTAGCATCCACCAACATCTCAATGCGCTTGATGCCCCACTTCTCATCATGCTCTTGCTTGACCCGTTCAAGTTGAGCCACCAAAGACTCAGCCTTGACCTGGAACTCATCTAGCTGGAAACTAGAGTCTTTCACCACCACCATTTGTGCTTTAACCATTTGTGCTGCCCCATTTGTACATTTCGACCAGAACAGTACAAATGGTCAAGTATTATACCCTTGACCCCATTTGTACTGCTTTTCTCCGAACAAATCGTCTACCATTTGTACGATTTGTACCATTTGTACTTTTTGCCCTAAAAGTGCTCCTTTTCGTCCTTTTTGGTGGTGAAAAAGGCAAAGTCACCATCCAGCGTCACACCCTCCAATCCTGTTGCTGCCCTCCAAATCGGCCTAAAATCGCTGTCTTGAGACTTGATTTCGCCTGTCTTTCCCAGACTTCGCCAGACTTTTTCACGCCACAGAGACACTAAAGCCACCCGTTTTGACCCAAACTTCGTGGTCTGGATGCGGTCAGTTTCCCTCAAAGCCTCAACAAAAGCGCTCATTGCCTTGCCCTGGTGCTTACCCTGGCCTGTCCGATTCAAGCCTATTTGCTGAGTATTGACAACGATTTCCGCTGCCTCAACCGCCAGACTCTGAGTATTATCAAACCCCAACCGACCATTATCTAGATTAACTTTGACCATACGAAATCCATATTTCGCACCATCAGAACCATCCTTCTGCTTAGTAATAGTTATATTACCTGACCCTGCAATATGATTATCTTGCAACGCTGAATCTAAGCGTTGGAGTTCCAACTCAGTATCCAACGCACCCAGCAATGAACTATGCCCCCGCAAACCCTTAGTAATATCTTTTCCAACGTGGTGGACAATCTGCAATGCACAATCCAACAGCCGCTGAATCTTTGAAAGCGAGGCAATGAACGCTCCCATATCCGATGAATCATTCTCGTTGCCACCGCCAAATGCTCTAGCTAGAGTGTCCACCTGGACCAGCTCAAACCTAACCTGCTCCCGCTGGACCAGGTTGCTGATGGCTAACTGCAACTGCTGAATGTCCTCCTTTGAGCTTCTGAGGTTGAGCTGGTGACGAATAACGTAGACAGGTGCCCCTGGCTCAGTCTTGTGGTGGATACGGCAGGCTTTAATCCTTGCGCCAATGCCACCATGACCCTCACCGCAGATATACAGCACTGCACCAGACGTAGCCACAGGCTTACCCATCCAATCAGCACCTGTCGCAATCGAATGTGCAATGTCCAGGGCCACGAACGATTTGAATGAACCTGGTGGGCCAAACAGTGCGCTGAAACCTCTGCGTGGAAGTACATCCTGAATCAGCCACTCTACGGGTTCATCTTCAATTGAATCCCAGGGCTCGATGCGTATCTTGCTTTCCTCTGGCAACAACGCTGGCTCTAATGCTGGCTCTGGCTCAAAAGCCTCAGCGTCAGCCACTGGCTCTAGGTCTTCTGCTGGTGCTGGTGGCTGATAGGCAATGGACTCGGCATCAGCGAGTGGCTGCAGACCCTTACACAGCGTCATCAGAGCAGCCTTATCACCGCCAGACGCCACCCACTCAAACGCATCCTGAGTGTGCCCAACAGGTAGCGCCAAGAGTCTGACTGACTTGGCAATGGGAAGAAGTGCTGACGCCACCAGAGATGCATACCGATACCCTGGTGCGTCATTGTCCGGGACCAGGACAATGTGCATATCGGTAAACCAATGGCTGTTGGCGGCAGGCCAACTCCCAGCACCAGTGTGAGAGGTAGAACAGAACACTCCGATGGACGCCAAGGCATCAGCAGCCTTCTCCCCTTCGCAGATAAACAGTGGTTTCTGCTTGCGGCTGGCGTACAGCACATCACTCAGGCGGTAAGGAACAATCTTGGCACCCACCATAGACGACTGGCGTGAACCGTCCTCCAATACCCGCAGCAGCTTGTACGTCTTGCCCTTGGCGTCTGAAGTCTTGAATCTCTGCTTGACGAACAACACAACGCCATGCTCATCAACATACTCCCACTCGTCCGTCAAGTGCAATTGCACTGGTGGCCTGGGCACTTGCACTGGTGCTGGGTGATGCCCGTTGATTGGCCTGATAACCAAAGGCTCAACCCATTCACTGCGCTGCGGCAGCAACCCCATGTCCCTGACCGCTGCCCAAACGTCATGCTGGGAGCAGCCACCGTGACACTTCAGCAGCAGCTTGCCGTCCTCATCCACAATGGACAAAGATGGGTTTCTGTCCCCGTTCCCCTGTCCGTGGTCAAGCACCGGGCAAGACGCTAGCCAATGCCCGTTTGCTGCTGGCTTTGCGCGTCCTAGTGCTGCTGCAATCAGTTTTGCATCCATTGTGTGCAGTTTCCATTTTTTGTATCCTCTGCTCCAACTGATACACCCGCTGCGCGAGTGCAATGAGGAGCAAATTCCATTGTTCTTGTGTCATTAGGGGCAAAAAAACCCGGCACTCGGGCCGGGTTCCTTTGTCAGTTGCGTTTTAGTTAAACATTTCCTCATCATCCTGCACTGGCGCTGGTGCTGGCTTTGGCTTTGCAGCCTGACGCACTGGTACTGGTGCTGGTGCTGGCTCCTCAAAGTCAGCATCTGCCGGGTCAGCGTCCAGTGCCGCTGGACGGTTAATCCAGTTCTTCAGCGTGAAGTTGGGTATCGAAGTGTTGCCATTACCAATCTTGAGTGACGTAGCACCCTCATAGCTGATGATTGGCACCTTGCCAGGGTTTGCGCCAGCTGCCTTCTCACACTCGTTGAAGATGGCCTGGAAACCTTTGCTTGCACCAACTTGATTAGCGCACCACTCCACCACGCCTGTCGGCCTGCTAAACAACCGAACGCTAAAGCCACGCTTGTGGTCAGGGGTAGGCTGCTTGGCTTTGACACCAACTTGAGCATCCTCCTGCCAATCACGCTGTCCCACCGCCAACAACAGCCACCCAGTTCGCACTGAGTCCATGTCCATCACCATCAGTGGCAATGTGATGTCCGCCTTGTCCGAGTTTTGCCATTTCTGGGTCTGCGACATGAAGCGGATGTACGCACCGCCGTTACCATTTGAAAGATTAAGCATTTTAAATTTCCTTTGAAGAGTTGAAGATTACGCTTTCGCATTTACTCACCAATGCCGTGTGACCGACAAAGTGTGAGTCCACTGGAAACCTTGGTTGTCAAAGTTTCCGTGACTGTTTTATCGCCAAGCAGCTTCTCAGCAACTGCTGGCGATATGATTTCTTTGGGGTAAATTTGCGCTGATGTCAGCCCTGCCTGGTGCAGTGCAGTGGCAGCATCAGCCTCATCCGTCCACTTCCTTGTGGCCTTCTTTGGCCCCATCTGCCAACCGCGAAGTGCTGCACCATCCTTAATGCGCTTGGTGGCATAGGTCTCAAGAGCCTTGATGAACGCCTCGACCTTGCTGATGTTGTCCAGGAATGATGTCAGCTGCTCATCACTCAGTGCTGGTGGCTCCTGAGCCACGCTCATCACGTTGAAGGGTTCAATGTGCGCTGGGCAGATTGCTTTCGCTGGGCACCACTGACAAGCAGCTTCAGATGGCACTGCCTCGGCTGTGGTGGACATTGCTGCCTGGACAGCGGGTATCAGTACCTGCGCCTCCCAGCGCAAGAGGTCAGGCACTGTCATTGTGTGACTGCGGTTCACGCCATGCACTGGCTGCACAATGGTCATTGTCACTGTCTTGAATTGCTTCTTCGCCAACCGCATACCGCCAAGAGCATAAATACGCATCTGGTCAGAGTCAGCGTCCACCCAACCTCTCCCGGTCTTGAGGTCACCGATGATGAACTCGCCAGTGTCGTCACTCCAACCAAGAACGTCAGCAGTACCCGCAACCCTAACTGCTGGTGACTCAAACGCCGTGACAAACTGCTCCACAAACACATTGCCCAGGCGCAGCTCCTCTGTCTCAATGTAGTCTAGGTGCTTTCTAGCGTAAGTGATGGCCTCCTCGTCCATCCTGACGCCTCCAACGTCAATGTTCAGCCACTCCTCTGGTGCGCTCGAGGTCAGGAAACAAGACTCTGAGAGACTGTGAATTGCAGTGCCACGCTGGGCGGCAGCACCTGCCTCTGAGTGCGGCATCTTGGCGCTAAGTTGAACGCTTGCAGGGCAAGCAATCCATCGTGCGGCTGCGCTAGGGCGTAGCGTTATCTGTTCCATGCGGCTCTTTCATTGTGTGAATCTTCAATCAAGATTTGGTACACCAAGACTCGTACCTCCTGGCTCACGGCATGACCCAGATCGTCTGGGTCCAGCATCCGCTGGAGGAGTTCCGTCTTCGAGCTGCACTGGCGTCTGGACTTCTCCAGTTCCTTGCCAAGCCAGAGAATGTGCGCCTTAAGCGTTTGGCGCTCAGTGCTTTGCAGTGATGTCATTCGGTATTCCCAGCAATAAATTTGCACTCATAGCCATGCTTTCTCAACAACTTCAGCGCAGCCCTCACATCAGCAGCTTCAGCAGCAGCAGCCTCACTGTTCCAGGTGTAGCGTCCATCGTCAAACACTACCCGACCTTGCTTGATGTCCCACTTCAGCAGCATTGACACCAAACTGGTGTTGGCGGCGTATGGCAACTCATCTCCAGCATCAAACATAATCTCTGCTGCTGACATTGGCCTTCCAGATTGACGAAGAATTGCCCGAATACACTCGGTGCGGCTGCTGCTCTTATTAACCAGATGCAACGCAACTGGTGCGCTGGAACGCATCAGGCTGTAGGCAATTTGTCTGAATGGATTTGCTGTCGTCATATCGCCCCCGCCAGTGCTATCAGAACAGCGTCAGCGCGTCCATCGTCCTTGACTCTGGCAAACAGATTCGCCTCCCGCGGGAATAGCTCCATGACCCTCTGGCGGCTCCCGTCCTTGCCCCTTGCGGCACCTGAAGACTTCTGCCAGGCTTGCGGAGTTGTGAAGGTGACAGGTATCTGCCTGGCGGCTAAAACACCCTCGATGATGCCAACTGACCTGCCAAAGGAAAACATCGAAGACACACCCTGTCCAGGCATTGCGCCTACCTTCTCGACAATGGCTTTGTTCGGTGAGAGCTGCTGCATCAGCATTGAGAGTCCAGCTGGACAGACCTGCCGTTTCTGAGACTTGTTGCGCTCCACGGTGACGGTGGGCATATCATGTACGCTGACCAGGACACCGTTGACCAGAAGAGCAATAGCGCCTGACGCGCCAGGGTCAATGCCAATGACTCTGGAAAAAGATGGGACAGGCGTGGTGCCTGTCCCGAAAGTAGGCAACTGCATAGCCTGGGAAGATTGTAAATTGCTCATGCCAACTCAGGCCAAATCTTGGCCCAGGTTCCCTGGCACAGCATCTGCCTGGTGACGCTGCCACCAGACGCAGCCTCCACCCTGATGGCTTCCGCCGGACTCATGTCCCGCCTACCAGTCAGGCACTGATAGAGCCACTGCTCATTTAAGCCGACTAGGTCGGCAAGTTCCTGGCGTTCTGTTGCTGTCAATTTGTTGTCCATGCGAAAGAGTCTAGCAGACTGCTATAGCGTCAAGTCAAGGAATTTGGCTAGGTGTTTACCCTTAAGGGTTTTCAGTTGAAATATTTTTGTTTAAGTGCTTGACAGGTACTAGCACAATGCTAGAATACACCTAAGCCCTAGCACTTTGCACAGGGTCTTTTAGGAAGTAAGCAAATGATCACACTTAGCTATATCTACTACATCGAATTCACAAACGCAGCGGGTCAGCCTGACTGCGAAAAAGTGGAAGTAAAGCGCAATTACGAAACCACGGACGAAGATCAAGCAGGAGAGCTGGCAATGCGCGCCTGGGTTGCGCCAGCCAATTTCATTCCCGGCACTCTTGCAATTTGCTAAACACCACGGGGCTACGGCCCCAGAAAGGACATCACCATGAAACCCATCAAAATCACACCAGAAAACATCAAAGCGTTAGATTTTGCTATCTCACAGGTCAATGGCACTGCAAAAGCTCACACTGTCACCGTCAGTGACATTTTTCAAATTTCGGTGTGGGCTGAGGTTTATGTGAGGTATTTGCTGGGCACCAAAAAAGATATGCCTTGTGCAATGGCGCGGTATCGCAGCGGGTCTGCTCTGCCAAAAGCTTACAAGTACAGCCGCAAGGTAACCCAAATCACGATTTATCGGAAAGCAAAGGATTGGTGGTTGACAAATGCTGTGCTGGTGGATGCTAGGGGTGACGCTGGTATTAAGTGGGTGGTGCTGACTGAGGCACAGGACGCCATCGCAAAGGCAAAATTCTCTGACCAATATGAGGTATCAAAATGATTGACTATGACGAAGACCTTGCCAGCTACATGGCTGACGACAGTGAACCGCAAGACACTGACATCTGCCCAGCCTGTGAAGGCAGCGGCGAGGGTGAGTTTGATGGCAGTGTCTGCTTGACTTGCCGTGGCAGGGGTGAATCGTGAACTGGCTGGCAGCTGGGCTGGTGGCCCTGGTCATGTCGGCAGCCTACTTGCTTGACGGTCCATCTGAGCATGAGGCTCGGGTGGATACCGTGGAAGAGAAGATTCAGAAGATGTGCGGTGAGAACGCAGGCTGGAGGCTGTTGGAGGATAACAGCATCCAGTGCTACACGCACCGTGGTGCAAAGACAAGAAAGGTGCAATTATGAGTGACGATGACGATTACGAACTTGCAAGCCTGATGTATGGCATCGGGGTCACCTTGCTGGTGCTGTTTGCCCTGGTCGGCATTGCAGGGCTGGCGGGTTACTTGTGGGGGATGATGTGAAGGACAACAGCACTGGCAAAGAAAAAGATTTTTTTAGCAAAGGCAAGCAGGCGTTTGACAGAATTAAAGTAATACACAGAGATGGCAAGAAAGCACCACAACGCCCGTGGGTTGGGCTGACGGATGAGGAGATCAGGGCGCTTGCAAGTTGGTGGCTCAGTTACGATCAAATGCCTGCTTTAATGGTTTTGGCAAAAGACATACAAAACTCACTTAAGGAAAAAAACACATGACTGAACAACAACAATTTGATGCGTTGGCACAATCTTTTTTTGCACCGCCAAAAGTATTGTCAATGCCTGAGCAAAATGCTTTAGCAGACATTGCTAAATTGATTTGGCCTTTCCCGACCGAGTTGCCACCAGCGCAGCCAAGCAAACCCATCCCGTTCAACCCTGAGAATTTTGAGGATGCGCCGTGGTGATATCAAAAAGAATTCGTGACGCCTTAGCCCAGGCACCAGATGGCATGACCGCGCTGGAGCTGTCGTTTGCGCTTAACATTGGGCCATCCCAAATAAGCCGCAGCCTGGCGCTGATGCCAGACACCTACATTGACCGCTGGGTGCAGACCAGGACCAAGTACGCAGCGGTGCATTGCTTGGCCTTTGTGCCAGAGGATTGTCCGCATCCTTAGCGGTACAGCAAGCCACCCAGTTTCTTGCGCTCATCTTCATCTTGCAATAAACCTGGTGTTGGGTTCGCCATGTACTGGCGCACGGCATCAGGCATTTCATTGTCCTGCATCCCGGCACCCAGGCCAATGCCACCAATTGGTGCAGCTGTGAACAGCGGCTGGCCTTTCTTGACACCGCCACTTTCTGGCACCATACTGGGCATAACTTGCTGCCCGTTGCGCTCCAGTATGGTCAGGCTCTGTTCTTCGCCGGGAAACATGACAAAGTTGCGGGTTCCTTTGCCAGCACCTCGGCTGGTAGCGTCTAGGTATTTGATGCCGGGGATGCCCATGTCTCTCAAAGCCTCAGATACATACTTTTGACCACCAAGTTGTTTGGATAACTCCATAAACAAATCCTGACCGTCAGGTGTTTTGTGGCCTCTTTCCATTGCACTGTAAAAATTGTCTTGGAACGGCTTTGCAAAACTAGCCAATCGGCTTTGTTGCATTTTGTCGTAAAGCAAAGTCATTTCGCTCTCTGTCATTGGCTTATCCCAATCCAGCATCTTGGCAATCTGCTCGTCTGGTAGGTCTACTTTGTAGAGGTGAGAAACAGCGCCTGTTCCATCTGTTTTATTTGAAAAATCTCGGATGTACTTTCTTGCCGCATCAAAATAAGCTTTATTTATTGCAGGGTCTGTTGGATTAATTCCTAAAAGATCCATCAATGGATTGGGAATTCTTAATTCTCTTGCTTTATCCCTAAGATTTTTCATGGCCAAAACGGGATCATAGACAAACGGTGCTTTATTAGCATCCGCTAAAGCATACGCTGCTAGGCTTTCACTGTTTTCTGCTGGAGTAGCAGACTTACCCATAAATCTATTTATTACGCTTGCGTTATATGGGTCTGCCTTTAATTCATGCAGCGCTAGTTGCTGATAGTATTTGGCTGTATCCGGCGACTCAGCCAAATACAGACCATGCCCATAAGCCTGCGCTCCTTCACCAGTACCAATCTTGCTGGCGTCAAAACGGTCAAATTTGTGTGGGCTGCCGTGGTACACATCCAATTGAGGCATCAACCCCTGCCGCTGCAGGTAACCCTCGCCCATCCGCACTGCCGTTGGCCCTAGCGCCCTGGCACCAGCTGCAACTGCTGGTTTCATCAAATTTAGGGCAGGCACCACCTGAGTTGCCGTACCAACAGGAAACCCATACTCAGCGCCAGCCCTGACTCTGGCGGTGTTGGGGTCAAGGATGCTGCCAGCCATCTCATCTGGTGCCATGCCTAGCAATCCACCTAGGCCACCATACACCTCGGGATACTGCTGGCGCAGATAGGGTTCTGCTGGACGTTGCAATTGCTGAACATCAGCAAGCAAGTTAGGCTTGCGCTGTTGCTTCAGAAACTCTAGGTCATCCAACAATCCCATGACGCGCCCCTAGTTGATCTGCGTGATGGACACATCGGTGGCAGTTGCACCTCGAATCACAGCCACCTTGTCACCACTCGAGCAGCTCACATACTCAACGGCGTTTGCAGGCAGCATGGGTGAGGTGGTCAGACTGGCGGTGGGGTTGGAGCCGATGGCAAAGTGGCAATGCGCCGCAGAGCCATTCGCTAGGCGCAATATGGTGACGCCAGTTGCCACTGCCGTGGACTGAACGCTGGTGGCGGTCACCGTCATCACCTGGGTGGTGCCAAGTGCGCCAAAGATTGTGATCTGACCGTTGTCGTCCCGAGAAAGTTTGCTCATTGTGATGCTCCTGTTAGTGTTCCAAAACCTAGTTGCTGCGCCTTCTGTCGCAGTGATGTTGCCAGTGGCTCCACCCGCATGATGTTGGCCTTTGCCATCAGCTGTGATGCAATTTTAGGGTCGAGCATAGCCTGCACCAGCAGCTGCTGAATTTGCTCATCTGGCAGCTTGTAGAGCCAATCCAATGGCCTCGACATTGTGCGTAGTGTGGTGTTATTTGCCATTGACTCGCTGAAAATCTTGCCAATGAAGTTGCCCATGCTCATGTTCTTGAAGGTGTCTGAGCCTGGTGGCTTAATGCCTGGTGAGGTTGCCGCCATGCCCCTGTTGATTTCCTCAATGATGTTGTCTAACTTGCGCTGCGCTGATGCCGACAGTTGAGTGCCCAACTCATCCTGTGCAGCCGCAAGCTGCCTGCGTAATGCTGATGCCGCCAGGACCGGGTTGCCCGTACTGAGGTTGGGCAGACCAGTGGTGACTTTGGCCTCAATGCCCTGCAGCAATCGCATCTGGTCAATACCCTGGGAGGACTTGGCATACTTGCTCATGTAATCCATAAACCCTGGTGCGCCAGCGTCAATGGTCCTGTCTATGACAGGCAGCAAGTCAGCCAGTTGGCCTTTCGCCAAGCGTAGGTTGGATAAGTCACCAGAGAGCTTTCCAGACATAGCGTCAGTGATGTCCTTGCGGATGCTGTACAGGGCCATTGGGTCAATGGTGCCTGTCTCTGGGTTTACCCGTTTTGCCAACAGACCTTGGACGTAGACCATTGCATCATCAACCGTCTTGCGTTGCGTTGCCGGGTTGCTCATAATTCCCTGGATGGCTGACAGTACGGGTTCAACGTCAACCGCCTGCTTGTTGGCAAACGCTGCCTCACGCATTGGCCCTGTAATAGCTTCACGCTTGGCTTCAGCGTAAGGGATTGATCCTGGCTTACCACCTATCTGTCGGAAGGCGTTGAGGATGGCCTCCTGGTTTGCATTGATCTGCTGACCAAATAAGTTGCCACCAGTGTCTAGGCCCCTAATGGCTGTCTCTGCACCAGCCAGGCCAGGGTCACGCGCTGTGCCTGCTGCTGTGGGACGTACACCCGGCACCAGTGGAGCAGACATCTCCATATTCCGCATGGCCTGCTCTGGGTTGGTGGCAAGACGATTAAGCACATTCCCAACAATGACCTCCCGGCCCTCTTGCGTGAATGGTTTGACCATTGCCCCAGGTGCTGCTAAGGCTTTCTGGGTAATGGGTAATTTAGGACCACCAGGCGTAACCATGCCAGCCAGCATTGCACCACCCATCTGAGCCATAGGACCAGCACCACCCTCCCGCAATGCACCACCAGCAGCGCCAGCGGTACCCGCTGCTGCCATCTGCTGCGCCGGGTACTGCCCGAGTGTGCTGAGTACGCCTGGGGTTATACCAGCCGCCATGCCCCGTTGTGCTGCCGCCTTTGCCAGGATGTCAGCAATAGTGGTGGCACCTCGAGCCATGCCACCAGCAGTAGTACCAGCCTTGAGAACGTCCTGCGTGATGCGCTCAGTTGCATTCTCAGGCTCTGGCAGGCCCATCCTTGTCATCATGGTGTCCAGCGCCTTGGATGGCGGTTGGACGTTGCTTTTGGTGGCTAAATTAAACAGGTTCACCAATGGGTCACCAATCATCTGACCCAGCCCCATGCCAGCCGCACCAACCAAGGCACCAGGTGGACCGCCTACAGCGCCACCCATCATTGCACCAGCAGCAATAGGACTAGCAGCCCTAGCTGTCAGTCCCGCTTGGCGTAGCAATTCCTGCCCTACTGATCGTGACTCTGCTGTTGCTGGCCCCAGCGCAGGCAACTGCTCCAGAGCCTTGGTGATCTCCTCCATGCTCATCCCATCAGGGAATGAGACATCACCGTAGCCAAGGACGTTAATGACTTGTGCCATGATGAGTTCCTATTTGTTCACAAATTTCTTTTGAGCAGGGTCCCAGGTCAATCCTGTTGCACCAGCCCCAGGCACCACTGGTTGCCTCATTATGGATGGCACATTGGCTGGTGCGCCGAGAGCAGTGTTTAAGTTTGAAAACTTGTATGCATTTCCAAATGCTTCGTACTCGCCTCGCTTTTGGTTGTAGGCTTGACCCGCCACTGCATACAATTCATTGGATAAGGTCTTGAAGTCTTGCCGTTGTGTTGGCGTTAGCTTCTGACCTGTCATCAAATTATTGAAGTAGTTCTGCAAACGATCCATACGCCCAGCAGCAGCCATTGCAATGCCAAGTTCAGACTCTCTCACAACTGAACCAGGGTCCATCAGTTTCATAATCTTGGTGGCACCAGCAACATCACCAATTGGAGTACCTGCATCAAGTGCTGCAATAACTTGACCATATGCAGACTTCATATCATTGAAATCTTTGTAGATAGGCTCACCTCTGAAAGCACCGCCTAACTTCATTTCATTCTCAAAACCTTTCTGTCCTTCGTTCATGTTGACTACAGTGGACGCTGCCCCAGCTCTCCTTATTCGCTCAACATTTGCCATATTGACGGGCAATCCCATCTCCCTTAATAGCTTTGCTTCGTTTGGCGAAGACTCAAGCAACTGGAAATTGCTTAGCGTAGGTGACAAGCCTAATTCAGCCAATTGCTTAAATTTTTCTGATGGACTTTCTGGTTTCTCCAACAATCTTAAATTGGTAACAGTGGGCTTTAATCCAAGTTCTGCCAACAACTTTGCCTTTTCTGATAGGGTAGGTGTTGGATCAAGTTTATGCGCCAGGTCCTCGTACTTCATGGCCTGCTCGCCCTGACCAGACATTGCCAATATTTGTGCTGCTTGGCGATATTGGTTAGCCCTAGCAACATTAGGGTTCACTGGCATTGCAGCACCTTGCGCTGGTAATCTTACCTGCGATCCCTGATAATCTTTCAACTGATCCAAATCAGCTTGCGTTACATATCGTTGTTCCATCTGCCCCGCTGGTGCTTGGTCTTCTTGACGCACTGGATTGTCAATAATGCTTCTGCGTAAATACGGATCACCAACATTCGGCATTGGTACTGCTGGCTGAATAACGGCGTCAACTGGCGCTGCTGCTTGAGGTGCAAATACACCAGCAATTATTTTTTGCAACTCCTTAGCCCTCTTTGCCTCGTCCAGCTTCTGCTTTAACGCCATCTGCGTCAGCGCACCCGTCTGCGCTTTCTCGTACCCGGCTTGCCCTGCCTCAAACGCACCACCTAGAGCCTCACCAATGCCTATGCGCCTGGTGTTTTCCCCGCCAGCCTTGAGCAAGGCTGCAGACGCTGCCAGCATTGCATTGCGCTGCATCATTGCCCTCTGCTCTGGTGTCAGGTACTCGTCCAGGAAGTTACCACCACCACCGCCAAAGGCATTGCCAAGCAACCCTTCTAAATTGAATTCAGCCATGTTTATCTCCTAGCTCAACAGTCCAAGCAATGCACCAATGCCAGCACCCATTGGACCGCCAATTGCAGTCATTCCAGGTGCAGCACCAAGCTGGTAACCACCCAAAGCACCACCAAGTCCACTTGCCAATGGGTTCTTGTAGGTTGGTGTTGTAGCAGTCTGACCAAGATTAGGCAGTGATGCAGACAATCCACTTTGAGCAATACCCAGTTTCTCTACGCCAATCCCGCGTAACGCATCGAGTTGCTGCTGCGTGAATTGCTGCTGCG